TGCCAAATACATTAAACATTCGTGAACGTTGAGTTTTGTAATTTCATTAAATTTGGTAACATCCCCTTTACTAATTGCATAGACCGATTGATACCAACCCCACTTGCTTCCAAAAGTTCCTGTTGTTGAATAGTCAGCTTGTTCGTCTCCGTCTGTAAATAACTCAGGATAGTTTGTGCTAACTCGTTGCTTAAACTGTAAAAAAAAACCATAGCACCAAATACAACATCTAATGGAGCTTGTAGCATTGTATCATTAGTTCCTTTGTATTCTTCTATTTGATATTTATGCCCTTTCTTGTATTTAATAGGTCTGTATAAAACGCTCATTGCTTTGTGCATATTTTGCCAATCGCCTAAGCTTTCGTCAAGGTCTATGTACTCGCCTAATGTCATATCGTCAAGTACTGGTATAAAACCATATTCAACACTGTTTAAAGTAAACGTAGGAACTAAAGAATGCTTTACATTAAATATCTTATTTAAGTGATTTGCTATTACTTGTACACTTTTATATTTTATTGTAGCAACGTCCTTTAGTTGTAAGCCACAGAATATTTCTACCATCTTTTGCAGTAGGAAGGTGCTGTCCTTGTTTTCCTCTGTGTTTAGCTTTTCAAACTTTTGGTACTGTGCTAAAGTTATTTCGTTTAGCGAGTCAGGTACGTTTATTTCAATCTTCATATAATTACAATAAATAAGTTACTAATATGTATAAAAAGGAAAAGGCAGCTAATGCTACCTAATCCCAAACAAAAACAAATGAAAAAAGTTACTGTTCTATAAATCTTTTGTGTGCATACCTGTATGCTGTTTCAATAGCGTCTTGTAATTGTATGCTGTTTTGTATGTATGTTTCACTTCCTTCTACTTTGCCTTTGCCCTTATAATCAATATACAATGTAACATCTACATTTTTTTGGCTGCCTCTTTTAACTGGCTTTTGTACAACGTATATATCATTTTCCCAGCAAGCTTTTATAATTTTAAAATAATCCAACAATTTTATCAGTTATATCGTTAGCCCATAGCATAAAATATAAAAAGCCATACATTGAAGCGAATGCTAATGCTACGAATGCTGCAGCTTGTACTAATACTTTTATTATATTCTTCCTGTTTTCTTTTGCAGTTAACTGCTTTATTAAAATGTATTCTGTATTATTTTCCATAATTAAAATAAATTGGTTTTACCGAATGTAGGGTACATTTCTGCATCCCTTAGCCTATCTTGTTTTGTGGCTAGCCTTATTTCTCTGTGTAATTCCTGTTGGCGTTTTGCCTTTATTAAGTTGTGTAAAAACTGTTCTCTTGATTTGCTCATTGTTATTGTATTTTAATTAAACCTAGCCCTAATTCGTTAGCTACATAGTTAATATGCTTTTGTGTGGTTTGCGACCAGTAGCCTAATTGAATAAGTTGTGTTCCTTCTATTGTTGCGACGTGTGTATTATAAGAATATACTTTGTTACCGTCTAATTTTAAGTTTTGTTTGTACTTGTTCATCTGTATAATTGTTATTGTTTTATAGTGCTAATATATAAACAATTTATTAACTACCAAAATATTTTACAATTTTTTTAATAAATGTAATATTCCCCCTTATTAGGGTTTTCTAATTGGTCTGTTAGTACATACCTTGCAGCATCAATACAATCAGGGTGCGAACCTGTAGGCTTTTGTAGTGTGTTGCCTTCTTTATCCTTTGCCCAGACGTAACCTTGTAGTTCACGCTTTAAGTTTTTACTTCTTGCTGTAACATATATTTCATTTTGGTTTATTAGGTTAATGCCATATACTACGCTATCCCTGCCTTTGCTTACAGGGTAAACAGTATGTCCATATCCATTAAGTTCAGCAATACTTTTAGGTTCTGCTGAGTCTGCTATAATATTTTCTTTTATATCCTGCTGACTTAAGAATCTACTTATATCTCTATTAAGCATACCTTTTTTATATAGCACCTCATCAAATATGTAAGCTTCATTCCATTTGTACAAACCTATTAAGGTTGTTGGATCTACACTATAGCCAAAGTCCATTCCGTACGCTAATAACCTAGCCTGTTCTGGTATGTTATCTATTTCTTTCCAGTCTGGTATGCAAACACCTTCAAAGCTACCTTGCTCACCAAGTCCATACACTTTCCACCAGTTAGACCAATAAGTTGAAGTCTTAGCTTTTTCTTTAGCCTTTTCTATTTCATTTACAATGCTTTCAGGTAGTGCATCATTATCTTTATAAGTTAATGTAATGTAATCAGTATCTGGCTTGCCTATTAGTTCTTTGTCCACCCAAAATAAGTTACTGGGATTGTAGTCTAACCAGATTACACCGCTCGTTCTTACTGCTAATTGTGTGTAGGCATCAAACGGAACATTGTTACACTCGTTAATATATAGGTCAGTCCGCCTTGCACCCCTAAGCTTGTCAGGCTGGTCTGTGCTAAAAAACTCTATATAACTGCCATTAACAAAATTGTATTTTAAAGTGCTTTTATTGAACTGGCTATCATTATACCTTTGTTGCCCTTTTAAAATGCCTAAGAAGTCCTTTAAGGCACCTCTACGAAGGTGCGGTACGCTTTCACTTACTACGCTTATTTCTTTATTAGGGTTTTTTATTGCATAGTCTATTAGGATAGCTAGTATAGATATTGTTTTACTTGCTGAGGTTCCGCCCTTAACAATACGTATCCTACTATCTAGCTTCCGTAGCTTTTTAGTCGCAATAGTTTGCTTAATTCGCATACTAGTCTACAAACAACGGTAATTCCTCGTTGATTGTAATATCCTTAGTTTCTTTTGGTTTACCTATGTAGTATTCTAAGTAAAGTTTAATCCAGCGTATATCGCCAGACTCTACACCTATTTTTAAGGCTTGTAGTGCATCATCTTCTAAAGGGCTTAACCTTTCAACTAATTTCATTTCATCAGCCTTAGGTTTACGCCCTGCGCCTTCCCTTGCACCTCCGTTAAACTTCCTTTTATCCATTTGAAAAAGATTGTTTATTCAATTATACAATAAACTTTTTAACTATTTGTTAATTCAAACTGTTCTGCTAATTCAGGTTTAAACCTTTTAAGCTGTCCTTGTAAGAAGTTATATCTAATTTTAAATTCCTGTAGTTCTTTAATTATAGAATTTAAATCTTCAAGCTGTTCTTTTGTATAGTTGTGGCTTATTACAAGTTCTTTGTGTTCTTTATCTAATCTACTGTACTGCTCTTCCCAAAAGCCTTCTAATGTTTCTGACCTTTTAAAAGCATCAGGGTTTAATTCTTTTGCTTTAACAAGTTTATTGTTTAATGTAAGGTAATCATTCTCAAAGTCCTTATCATATAAAAGCCAATCTTTAGCCTTCCTTGTAAAGTATAATACTGTTGAATGGTCTTTTTGCATTGTTGCGCCTATAGCGTGTAAAGAGTAATGAGTGTGGTCTCTTAATAGCTTATAGTATATTGCTCTTGCTTCTATGTAAGGTCTCTTTCTTGTATTTATAGTAATATCTAAATTATAGTAATCTTCTACTATTTCTTTAACTATTTTTTGTGTGTTCGTCATCTTGTATTTTATTAATTATATCTTTTATTGTCATAAATCCTGATTCGTGTATTGCTTTTAATATACCTGCACAGGCTTCGTACTCTTCCTCCTTTTCATATACTTCAATAGCTTGCTCAAGTTCGTCTATATCCCTGCCACTTGATATATCTATTAAAGCCAAAAGGTAAAACTCTTCAATTAAATCTTTATTCAAAATAAGCTTTGCTGTTTGCTATTTATATTATCCCAATAAATCTTTAAATCGTTCCTGCCATCTTTTTTAACTATATGCCTACAAATATCTTCACCCCATATTTCAACCATTTTTAAGCACATCTGCTTTTCTAAATCTTTTTTATCATAAGCCATTTCTTTTAACCCGCCTTTGTTGCTACCATTAGGCGGTGAACTAAAAGCGTAAGTTGTTAGCCTTGCTGTTTTTTTATTATTTCTAATTGTTTGTATGCAAAGGTCTCTATCTATTTTTAATTTTAATTCAGTATTGCAATATATGCCGTTCATTTTATTTACATCAATAAATACAGCACAATCGCAAAAACTATTAGTAATTAATTCCCTTGTTGCAGACCAGGCAAACTGACGATACTCAATGCCGCCTAAAGCAATATCATTTTTTTTAAATATTTGTTTAGCTTCCTTTAATATAGTTACTGGGTTATCTTTAATTAACTTTGTGCCTTCCCTCCTATAAAAGTTACTTATATCATCGTCTAATAACCAATAGCTTTTTAAACCTTTTATCTCTGCTGCCATTTTAATAAAATTCCTAGCATATGGTAAGCCCCCATCATTTTTACCTAATATTAAATATTTGTAATTAGGGTATTTTTCTTTATAGTGCTTTTCTTCCTGTGGCTCTATTACTAACCAAGCTTTACTATAATTTACAAATAGGTCTGCTGTTTTGCATTTATCAAACCTTGCTTTTGAAGTTATAAATATATTCATTCTACTAAAGTTAATTGTTTGCAATATATTTCTGCAGCCATATCATTAGCTTCGTTAACTGGCAACAAATAACCATATTCAGTTCCATCATTATAAGTAAAACCCTTTACAAGGTTAGGTGTATTTTTTTTATAGTATTGCTTCAAATGC